TGGTAATTTCTTGCGCGTGACGGATTTTCGAAAGGGGGTGGTCTTGCGATGACGGCAAAAGTAGGCAATACTTCGAAAGTTTCGCCCGCAGTCGCGGGGAATAGCCCGCCGAAGCGGCGAGTTGCCAAGGAGAAGCGCGTAGAGAGCGAGCTTCGGAAGCTGCGCGAGATCACCAAGGGCGCTATCCCCGACGAAAAGCGAAAAGCCGTCATGCCGCTTTTGGCCAACCTCGCGTTTCTGAAAGTCAAGCTTGACGATGCCCGCGCCGATCTGCTCTACGAAGACATCTTCACCGAGTACGACAACGGCGGCGGGCAAACCGGGCTGCGAGAGCATCCCGGATTCAGTGCATACAACAAGCTGTTCACCACGTTCTCACGCGGCGTTAAGCAGCTAACCGACATGATGCCGAACGGAACCGCCGCAGCCGACGCGCTCATTGACTTCATCAATGAAACGCGGTTCGGTTAGAGCGACCGGCAAGTATGGTTCGTGCGAGCGCGCCATACGTGACTACTTCGGCGGCATCCTGCGCGGCGATATAACCGCATGCGGCAAGATGAAGCAGGTTGCCGCTATCGTGCTTCAGGGCATGGACAACACCGACCCGCTCTATCCGTACCACTACCGCGAGGAATACGCGCAGAAGCATGTTCGCTTCATCGAAAGCTTCTGCCGCCTACCGTCCGGGCGCTTGGGGCACGATTTCAAGCTAGAGCTTTTCCAACGCGCCATTCTGTCCGTCGTTTTCGGATTCGTTGACGCTGAGGGCGTGCGGCAGTACCGCGAAGTGCTCTGGATTATGGGACGCAAGAACGGAAAGACCGCGCTTGCGTCTGCGATAGAGCTTGACTTGCTCGTTAACGACGATGAAGGCGCGCCGGAGGTCTATAACGTAGCAACCGCGCGCGATCAGGCGGCTAAAGGCTTCAACAACGCATGGCGCATGGTGCAGACCAGCCCTGCGCTCGCTAAGCACATCCGCAAGAGGGTTGCAGACTTGTACTGCGATCTGAACATGGGCAGCATTCGCGCTCTGAGCGCAAACACGAACCATCTTGACGGCTTGGACATTTCCGGCGCAATCGTGGACGAGCTGGCCGCGATGAAGAACCGCGACCTTTACGACCTGACGATGCAGGGAACGTCTGCGCGCCGCCAGCCGCTCGTGTTGGAGATCACGACTAACGGTTTCGTGCGAAACAGCATCTTCGATGCGCAATACGAGTACGCGACCAAATGGCTTGACGGCAAGGCGACCGGCGAGAAGGCAGAGCGTTTCATCGCGTTCATTTTCGAGCTTGACGGGCGCGAGGAATGGGAAGACGAAAGCGCTTGGATTAAGGCGAACCCCGGCCTTGGCACGATCAAATCGCTTTCGGCTCTTCGACAGAACGTTTCCAAGGCTAAGGATGATGCGACATACCTTCCTACGCTGCTTGTTAAGGATTTCAACCTCATTGAAAACCAGTCTCAGTCTTGGTTGACGTGGGCTGAGATACACAACGAAGCGACATTCGACCCCGGCGACGGAACCTTTACGTATGCCGTTCTTGGCGTTGACGCGGCGGACACGACCGACCTTACCGCCGCTTGCCTTCTGATGCAGCGACCGAACGACCCGAACATCTACGCGCTTCATATGGCGTGGATTCCGCTTCGCGCTTTGGAGCAAGCAGAGCGCGAGGGGCGGCGCGGCGGTCGCGACGGTGTGCCTTACGATGCGTGGATTGCGCGCGGGCTTATGCGAACGTGCGAAACGCCCATCATGGACAAGCGCGACGTTCTGGATTGGGTGGCGGAAGTTCAAGACAAGTACGGAATCTATGCCGTAGCGTGCGGATACGACCCGTGGCACATGCGCGATGTGCCGACCGTGGAAGCATACGAAGACTATTTCGGCGCTGACAACCTGCAAAAGGTCATTCAGGGCGCACAAACGCTGTCAATGCCGATGAAGGAGCTTCGAGCGCTCTACAAGGAAGGGCGCATCGTTGACAACGCCAACCCGATTGCCGAATGGTGCCGTTCGAACGTCGCCATTCGAACCGACGTGAACGGAAACATTCAGCCCGACAAGAAGAACCAAGACCCGCGCAACCGCATAGACGCGTGGGCGGCTGAGTGCGACGCGTTCATTGCGATGAAGAACATTGCGGACGATTACCGCGCGATGATAGGAGGTTAGAGTTGAGCAGATCACAACCGTTCGTTCGCTCGCTCTTCGATGCGGTGTTCCACCGTCCGCAGATGCAAGCTGTCAACGGCTATTTCTCCACGTTCACGGCCTATGCTCCGTCGTTCACGACATGGCAGGGCGGTCTTTACGAAGCCGAGCTTACGCGCAGCATCATCGAGAGCGGCGCAGACCACGCAAGCAAGCTGAAGCCCGAAGTATCGGGCACGGCTCAGCCGACGGCTGCGCGAGCGCTGCGACAGCAGCCTAACCCTTGGATGACAACGCCGCAGTTCATCAAGCGCGTTTGGACGATTCTTCAGGTGAACGACACGGCACTCATCATCCCGATAGACGCGGGAGACGGCACCACTATAACGGGCTATTACCCCGTTCTTCCGAGCCAGTGCGAAGCATACGACGTTGACGGCGAGCTTTGGCTGAAGCTCACGTTTCCGACCGGCGACAGCGTGCTTGTAGAGTGGTCGCGCGTGGGCGTTATGACGCGCCACCAGTACCAAAGCGATTTGTTCGGCGACGGCACGAACGTTCTTCAGCCGACGTTGGAGCTGATGCACGCGCAGAACGAAGCCGAGCAGTCGGCTATCAATCAGGGCGCGGCGGTGCGGTTCATCGGCAAGCTCAGCCAGAACCGCAACGAGGGCGACCAAGAGAAGGCGCGCAAGGCGTTCAACGCTCAGCTTTCCGCAGACAACGCGGGCGGCATCGCCGTATATGACAAGCTGTTTTCAGACGTGCAGCAGATAACGCCGAACAGTTACACGGTCGATGCGGCGCAGATGGAGCGAATCGAGAAGAGCGCTTACCGCTTCTTCGGCTCCAATGAGGATATCGTCACGAACTGCGCGGACGAAGACACCTTCAACAGCTACTACGAAGGACGCATCGAGCCGTTCGCTGTTCAGCTCGGCTTCGTTATCACCTCCATGACGTACACGGCGAACGAGATAGCGCACGGAAACTCAATCATGTTCAGCGCGAACCGACTAGAGTTCGCCAGCAACACGACGAAGCTTAACGTCTCGGTCGCGCTCTTCGACCGTGGCATCTGGAACGGCAATCAGGTTGCCGATGTTTTCCAATCGCCGCACTACGACGGCGGCGAGCGCCACGTCATACGCGGCGAGTACATCGACCTTGCGCTCATCAGCGAGCACACGGCGGAACAGGCGGCGCAAGCCGCGCAGACGAACGCGAACATAGCCGCTATCGACGCGAGCAGCGGCGTTGGAACCAGCAAGGAGGTAGACGATGCCAGCGAAACCGAGTGAGCGGCAATACCGTTCCCTTGCCGTGCCGCTCAACGTGCGGACGGCTGACGGAAGCGCGAACAAGCGCTTTGACACCGATTACTACGTCGAGGGCTACGCATCGACATTCAACGACCCATACGTGCTTTTCACCGACTGGGACGGCAACGAGTATCGCGAGATCATCGACCCCGGCGCTTTCGACGGCGCGGACATGAGCGACGTTATCATGCAGTACGACCATGCGGGCAAGGTGCTTGCGCGCATGAGCAACAACACGCTCATTGTCGAGCCTGACAAGCACGGGCTATTCATCGCGGCAGACCTTAGCGGCTCTCAGGCCGCGCGCGACCTTTACGAAGAGATTACTAACGGCCTTATCACGCGCATGTCGTGGGCTTTCAGCGTGGGCGCTGACGAATACGACCGGGACACGCACACCACGACCATTACGCGCGTCAAAAAGGTTTTCGACGTGTCGGCGGTGAGCCTTCCGGCTGACCCCAATACGGAGATTTCAGCAAGAAACCTGCTCAACGGAGTGATTGAGCAGTCGCGCAAGGAGCTTGCGCGCCGTAAGAGCGCCCTTGCAATCGCTAGGGCAACACTGGCAATCGCCAAGAGCAGAAAGGTTTAGGACAATGGACGAACTGACTATGGATGACCTGCTTAACGAGCTTCAGGGGCTTGTTGACAAGTACAAGGCCGATGACGGCACCGATGCTGAGCCGAGCGAGCAGGACGCGGAGCGCATGAGCGCGCTTACCGCCGAGATCGAGAAGCGAAACGCCGCCGCAGCGCAGCGCCGCGACAGCC